GGACAGCGGATCAGTAAATGCCACAGGCATCACTCCTAGGACTCGGGTCTCGAGCCCCATGGCTCGACACAGATGACAGCAACATGCTGCTAGCGACGGGTAATACCCAACGCTGCAGCAATGGCCAACTGGCGGATCGTTAGACCCGCCCAGCTTAGGCCGAAACCGAAAGGCGTTGCCACTCGTCGTCTCTTGATTTCTGTTCTCAAGACGATAGGTGACGGGTAGACCTTAGGAGAAAACAATCTCCCAGGTCCGTCCAGAGAGTATCGGTCCGTTTTGATGGAATGTTCCATCACGTAACCGTACTTCAACGCCAAACCATCTGTGGCCCAATCCGAGAGATTCGAAACGACATCTCCCGCATTGGAGAACCAGTCAATGGCCCACGTCCACGGTGTCGCATTCCATACCACTTCCGGCGTCAAGTCAAGACCTGTTAGGGTCATGGCCTGACGAGCATTCCGAATCATACCGACCCTGGAGTCGTAACCCCAAGGAAGGTGATACGTGAATGCGCCCGAAAACCACACCTGTGTTTCAGTTGTGGTATCGCGGTATAGAGTTGCGTTCGGCTTAGTGCGGTCAAGGAACTCCGGTTGCCCGTCGAAAACGACGGGGTTCCGGCTTCCAGCAACCACACTAGACGTCGTGGTCTTCGTTACAGGAAAGCTATACCGGCGCCTAGTCACTCGTCCAGAACCACGCTCAAACTGTTCAAGAACAGAGTGAGAGTGGGTGACGGCATGATAGAGATCATGCACGTCACTGACGAGTGGTAGCCAGCCAAATTGTGCGTTAAGATATTCATCACCCGCAGAGCGGGCGATGGACGTCTTCCCCTGCCAAAGAGTCGCCCCAAAGAGTTTGGGGAGACCCTCGGTATGGAGTTCACGCAGAAAGTTGGCTGCCTGGGCAACTTGATTGGTGGGCTTACAGCGAGCAATAGCCGTAGTACCCAAAACGTCCAGGTTTCCCTGAGGCGGAATGGGCTGCGACATAATGTTCGCTGCGACCACGGTAGCATAGACAGGTCCGTACCATTCAGATACGCGATCCTGTCCAGTACCAAGGTCCTGTCTCCCAGTTACGTGCTGAAACTGCGGAAACTCCGCAGTAACAGTCGTCTTCTGAGAGAAGAAGTTACCACCAAGATCGCCTGGGAAAGTTCGATTATTCCGATTAGATCGGATAAAAGAACCCCAGCCGGCATGGCGTTCGTCAACAGTAG